AAGAAGTCTCTGAAGTAGACCCTAAGATACTACAAGATATGAAAGACACCATGAAAAAGCATAATGGTGTGGGGATTTCTGCAATTCAAATAGGACACCCCATTAGAGTATTCTTAGCAGGAAGTCCTGCAGAAGTATTTATTAATCCAAGAATACTAGAAAGAAGCACTTACACAAAGACAGATTGGGAAGGGTGCTTGAGTTGCCCAGGGGCACATGTGAGAGTAAAACGTTCACATAGTATTATATTAGAGTACACAAACTTAGAAGGAAAACAAATAAAGAGAAAGTTTAAAGGATATGATGCAAGAGTAGTACAACATGAATTCGATCATCTTAACGGCTTTCTAATATTAGATAGAGGAAAGGTATATCAAGAATGATAGACTTATTTTTAAATGATGTAAAGAATGTAGCAGAAGGACATAAGTATAGAATCTTTCATGGTAAACTATTTTGGGTATGGCCGTATTACATTCTTGAAGATTCCTCTAAAAGCACAACAAGACAAGGAGTAGAGTATAACGTAAAGTTAACTACATATTATTTTAAAACATTAAATCAAGTTAAAAATCTAGGAGATAATCTTACAGATAGAATAGGAGCAAAACAAATATGACAGTAGAAGAATTATTAGCAGAACAAAGAATACCTTTTAAAGTATCTCCTGCTGATTATATTGTATCATGTTTAAACCCTGAACATGATGACAGTAATCCAAGTATGAGAATAGATAAGATTACAGGTGTATTTAATTGTTTCTCTTGCGGATACAAGGGTAATATTTTTAAACTATATGATAAACCTGCTAACTATTTAGATATAAAAAGAGAAAAAGTTAGACAACGAATAGAACAGAAACGCTCAGAATCAGTAGGATTAAAGATACCATCAGATATTATGCCCTATGTTGGAAATGAAAGACACATAAAACCAGAAACATACGCGCAGTTTGAGGCATTTCTAAGCATAAACTCTCCCTTCAAAGATAGGATTAACTTTCCTATACGAGATATAACAGGAAAAGTAGTAGCATTTAATGGAAGACTAAGAATGAACAGTCATATCAAAGATCAGCCTAAGTATATCTTTCACCCACCAAAAGTAAAGTTACCGCTTTTTCCGATTACAGCAAAACCAATAAAGGGCAGAGTTTTACTTGTTGAGGGTATATATGATGTAATAAATCTACACGATAAGGGGCTGACCAATGCTATATGCTGTTTTGGAGTTAATAATGTAACAACAGCTAAGTTAGAACTTCTAAAAATGAGAGGAGTAGACCAAGTGGATATATGTTTTGATCCAGATGAAGCAGGTACTACTCATGCAGAGAAAGTAGCTACTGAATGTGAGAAAGTAGGATTAAAACACTACACAGTTAGAATATCTCCCGATTTAGGAGATGCGGGAGCACTAGGTATACATGCAGTAACAACTCTAAAAGGAAAGTTATATGGCATATAGTTTAGAAGAATATAAATTTATAGAGAAGTGCATTGAAGAAGGAAAAGAGAAACTTCAAGTACAAAGAGAGTGGCCGTGGGATAACCCTCCTGGATATGGTTCTATAAAAAGAGCTTATACAACAGTAAGAGGTATGGGAGCAGAAGATGCTTTTTACTATAAACCCACAAGAAAAGCATGGACAGAACAAGAAGACAAGCAACTAATAGAGTTGTATTATGAATTAGATGGAGGTTCGGTAGAGTGTCAGTATCAATATTATAAAAGATACGGAGTAAGAACCCCGGGAGCAGTAAATAATAGATTAGAATATTTACTTGCTTCAGACAAAATGGAAAACTTAAATCCAAATAAAAATAATTATGCTAGTGTAGACTACCATGCAAAAGCAAAAGAAAATAATATTACTATTTTATCAGAAGCAAGAGTAGGATCGCACAGTAAAGTACTTGTAAGATTTGAAGAATGTGGACACACAATTGAATCAAGACTATATGGAATTGAAAAAGCAAAGTGTCCAGTATGTAATTCTAAAACAAATCTATTTAATAGAGAAAGTCTCTCAAAAGAATTGAGAGAGTCTCCAGCTATAGTATACTGTGTAAAGTTTGAAGATGCTTTTAAAGTAGGAATTACAGGCAGAACAACAAAAGAAAGAGGGGCGGGGTTTCCGAAATTTGATATACTCAGAGAAATTCACACAACTTTATACGAAGCACTTCGTATTGAAGAAACTGCACACGATTGTGCGCCTCGCCTACCAATGTATGAACCTTTAAGAAAAAACGGTGGAACGGAATGTTTTGAACTTCAGTATTTAACAGAGGTTTTACACCTCTTGGAGAATGAGGAAAATAACCTACCCAACCACAAGAAAAATAATACTTGACAAAAGGTTAAAAATACGATATAATATATATTATGAAAATGAAAGTAGCATTAATAGAAAGTAAACCAAGCAGAAACAAGTTTTTCGAACTTTTTGAAAATAAGTTCGAGTTTGATTCTTATGTTCTCTGTTCAAATCCACAGGTTAAGAAAGTTCTTAAACGAGATGTGGATATTAACATAGACTTAGATAAATATGACTGGGTAATACTCGTTGGATCAGAACCACTAAAGTATTTTACTAAAAGTACCTCAATCACAGAGTACACAGGTAGAATCGTAGAGGATAAGTTCCTTCCTGTAATTAATCCAGCTATGTTAGCGTTCAAACCCGAAGCAAAGAAAAGTTGGGAAGATTCAAAGAGTAATATAATAAAGTATATTGCAGGTACGCTGAAACAAGAGAAACTAGATAGTGACCACTGTTTCGGTATTACTGAAAGTGAAGAACTTTATAAATTTTTAGAAGATGCAATAGAACATGAAAATGGTTATGTTGCACTTGACTCAGAGACAACAAGTTTGTATCCTCGCGATGGATATATGCTGGGTATTTCCTTAGCATACAGAGCAAATCACGGAGCTTATATTAGTACTGATTGCATAGATGAAAAAGCAGAAAAGCTATTACAAGAACTGTTTAATAAAAAGAGAGTAATCTTTCACAACAGTAAGTTTGATATAGCCTTCTTCCGTTTTCACTTTGGATTTAAGTTTCCGCAGTTCGAGGATACTATGTTAATGCATTACACATTAAATGAGCAACCAGGTACTCATGGCTTAAAACAATTAGCCCTCAAGTTCACTCCTTTTGGAGACTATGAGAAACCTATGTACGACTGGATCGAGGACTATCGTAAGCGTAATGGTCTACTCAAAAGTGATTTCACTTGGGATATGATTCCATTTGAAATTATGCAAGAGTACGCTGCTTATGATGCAGTCTGTACGTTCCTCATTTATGAGAAGTTTTTACCCTATGTTGAGGACAACCCTCGACTAAAGAATGTGTACAGAAATATTCTACTTCCTGCCACATCTTTTCTTCTTGATGTAGAGAGTAATGGTGTTCCGTTTGATGCGGAGCGTCTCATGAAATCAACGGTGCTGATGCAAGAAGAGATTGATGAAGCAGTATCTAAACTCTATAATTTTAAAGAAGTAGCAATGTTTGAAAAAGCACAGGGTAAAGACTTCAACCCCAATAGTACAATGCAACTTCGCTCGTTACTATTTGATTACTTAGGTTTAAAACCTACAGGCAAAAAGACTGGCACTGGTGCAGACTCAACTGATGCTGAAGTTCTTGGCAAATTAGCAGAAGAACACCCAGTACCACAACTAATTCTTGATATTAGACAGAAGGTAAAAATTAAGTCTACTTATTTAGACAAGATTCTACCTGCGCTCGACAGAGATAGTAGACTTCGTACAGGTTTTAATCTACACGGAACTACATCAGGTCGACTGTCCTCTAGTGGTAAAATGAATATGCAACAGATACCTAGGGATAACCCTATCGTTAAAGGGTGTATTCGAGCTGGAGAAGGCAAGAAGATAGTAGCTATGGACTTAACTACCGCTGAGGTATATTGTGCTGCGATACTAGCAGAGGATACAGCACTACAACAAGTCTTCCAAGAGGGAGGCAACTTCCATAGTAATATTGCTAAGTTAGTTTTCAATTTACCTTGTGATGTAGATGAAGTTGCAGAATACTATTCTACTGAAAGACAAATGGCAAAGGCTGTTACTTTCGGTATTATGTATGGGGCAGGGCCGAAGAAGATTAGTGAACAAGTTACTAAAGATAGTGGCAAGTATTTTAGCACAACTGAGGCTAAAGAAGTTATTGAAGATTACTTCAAACAGTTTCACAAGCTAAAGAAATGGTTAGATACTTGTAAGAAGACTATCGAGAAACAAGGTTTTATCTATTCCTTCTTTGGAAGAAAGAGAAGACTACCGAACGTCAAGTCAACGGACAAAGCAATTGCTGCCCATGAAGTTCGTTCAGGTATCAATTCTCTAGTTCAATCGGTGGCGTCTGATGTAAATTTATTAGGCGCTGTCGATGCTCACAAAGAAATATGTGAAAGAGGATATGAGAAGAATATGAGAATATTTGCTCTAGTTCATGACTCTGTATTAGCAGAAGTAGATGATGACTATGTTCAAGAGTATGAGCAGATTCTTCTTAAAAATATACAAAAAGATAGAGGACTATCAATACCAGGTTGCCCAATAGGCTGTGACTTTGAAGTAGATGAAGATTACAGTATGGGTAAATTTAAAAAACAATATGAAGCTGGAGAATATTAGATGGCCAGTTTATGTTCTTCACTCTGATGAAATAGAAGAACGAGACGGTCTACTATACTGTGATACACAGATAGTAGATGATAAGAACATGAAGGGAGAATCTCTTGGAGTAAGAAGATTACAGTCTCCACATAAAAATCTTTATAGATTAAAAGTGATGATTGAATCTTTTAGTGACTTTGTTCACCACAAGGGGAAACCTTACTATATAGATACAAATGGAGTATTCTTTCGTTGGGTTAAGAACAAGACCTGGAAATTAATTAGTCATAAAATAGAGAAAATGGAAAAGAAAGATATTGCTACACTCATTTGGGTGAACAATATTCCTTTTCCTTTTTTCGTTAAAAGACCACCAAAAGCAACAATTAAGTATGCAAATATATTATATAATGGAAATCACCCTTCTATTTTATACTCGTTTTCAGAAGTAAAACAGAAGAAATCATGGAGAAAAGTATGATTGTAGTAGTAGATGATCTAATGAATGAAGCATTATTGCAATCTATTCCTTTGCAGATAAAAGAAACCAAAAGTATTACAGAAGCTTCGGCTCATGTATACTTTATTCTATCAGAAGCGGGTAAATACTTTGATTTATCAGAGATGACTACTTATGAATGTTGGTCTCACCACCTTAGTAGACCTCTGGACTGGCACTATGATAAAGATGAAAAAATATACGAAGAAAAACAGGAGTTAAGATTTCCTTTATGCTCTTGTGTATTTTACCCTGTTGCTGACGAAAAATTAGTAGGAGGACAGTTAATGTTTAAAGATGGAGTAATGATTACACCTAAAAGAAACAGATTAGTTGTATTTTCTCCTGGGGTGTATCATGGCGTACAACAGTTTCGTGGAAAAAGGACTTCGATTAATATTAATCCTTGGATTGAATTATGAAAGCAGTTATTAGTAACAGAATATTCATGGAAGTAAATACTTCTTTACAGTCTAAACTTGATAATGAGCTAACATATTCTATACCTCCAAGAAACCCTTTAGACCCACCTTTCATTATAAAGAATATGGGCATAGTGCGAAAAGGTTTAGTTACCTTACCAAGCGGAAGAAGGGATTTGATCCCAGAAGATTACGAAATAGTCGATAAGCGTATTGACTCACCAATCGAACCTTTTGACTTTAAGTTTACTTTACGACCTTCGCAACAGTCGGTATATGACGATGTTAGTGACAGTTGTATAATTAACGCTTGGGTCAGTTGGGGAAAGACTTTTACTGCGTTAGCTATCGCAAATAAGTTAAAACAGAAAACTCTTATTGTAACTCACACTTTAGCGTTACGGTCTCAGTGGGAAAAAGAAGTACAAAAAGTCTTTGGAATTACACCTGGTATCGTAGGTAGCGGAAGGTATGAAATTGACGCCCCAATTGTTATAGGAAACGTTCAAACACTATATCGTAGAATGAACGATATAAGTGATGTTTTTGGAACAATTATTCTTGATGAAATGCATCACGTATCAAGCCCCACTTTTACTCGTATTATAGATGCTAGTAAAGCAAGATATAAGATAGGATTAACTGGTACAATGGAAAGAAAAGATGGAAGGCATGTTATCTTTCGAGACTACTTTGATACAAATGTATACAAACCACCGAAAGAGAACTACTTAGTTCCAAAAGTACACATACTTAAGTCAGGAATAAGATTTCCTGATGGAGCAAACACACCTTGGGCTTCTCGTATAAATGCAATTGCATATAACTGGGAGTACCAAAACATGATGGCAGTATTAGCCGCTGGCTATGCTGCTAAAGGGCACAAAGTATTAGTAGTATCAGATAGAGTTGATTTTCTAAAACAATGTTTTAAGCTTGTTGGAGATAATGCTATCTGTGTAACTGGACAAGTGCCACACGAAGAAAGACCTGCTATTATAAAGCAGATATATAATGATAAAGATATTCTCTTTGGAACTCAAAGTATATTTTCAGAGGGTATATCTTTAGATTGTTTGAGTTGTATAATTTTAGCAACTCCTATTAATAACGAACCCCTTCTAACACAGCTTGTAGGTCGTATTATTAGAATACACGAGGATAAGCCACAACCGATTATAGTAGATATTAATCTAGTCGGTAAAACCGCAAGTCGACAGGCTAATGCACGTATGGGGTATTACATGAAGCAAGGTTATGAAGTTGAGACGATCTAACATTCGAAAAATACTTCTTGACAAATGCTTCTTATTTTGATATAATGATATTCTATAATTGGAAAAAAATACGAAAGGAGACGAATGGAAAAGTTGGAGATATAGTTTCCATACTTTACATTTTGACCTATCAAAAAGAACCTCCAATCAATAGAAAGGATAGAAGGTTCAAGTTCTGGCAAAAAAGCTTTCATGGTGAGAGCTTTTTACTCAATCCTGAGCCATTATTAATCCAACGAAACAGATATTCAGATGTAGAAATTGCGCAGTATGCAGGTATCGCTTCACTGCGGAATTATTTTGATTATCAAAGTAAAAAAGATACCACACTGGACTTGCTGTTCTATACTGGAAAGCAAGAGATATTAACGCAAAACAGGCTACTTCATGTAGAGAATGGTAGAATCCATTTTAAGTTTGAAGAAGTCACTAAAGGAGAAATGCAATGGCATTAACATTCGGAAAATTAAAGGGCGAAGCCCAAAAAGGAAAAATTGAGTCTTATACTTATGTAGAAGGCGACAATAAAGTAAGAATGGTCGGTGATGTATGCGCAAGATATGTTTACTGGCTAAAAGGTGAAAATGATAAGAATGTTCCTTTCGAGTGTCTGTCTTTTGATAGAGAGAAAGAAACATTTAATAACCTTGAAAAAGACTGGGTAAGAGATTACTACCCAGATCAAAAATGTACATGGTCGTATGCAATACAATGTATTCATGGCGGCAAAATTAAAGTATTAAATCTCAAGAAGAAATTACTTGAACAGATTTTACTTGCAGCAGAAGACTTAGGTGACCCAGCTGACCCTGAAACTGGGTGGGACGTTTACTTCAAAAGAGTAAAGACGGGCCCAATGGCTTATAATGTTGAGTATCAACTACAGCCGCTTAAGTGTAAACCAAGACCTTTGACAGAAGATGAGCAAGAATTAGTTGCAGACCTTAAGTCAATGGACGACGTTTTACCTAGACCTACTCCAGATGCACAGAAAGAATTACTTGACAGAATTAGAGCAGGTTCTTCTAACTCTGACGCAGATGAAAGTATCAACGAGGAATTTGATATATAATGCTAGGTATTGGAGCAAAATTCCCAGAGTTTAGTCTTACAGGGGTTGAAGGCGAGCAACTCGTACACGTAGATAGTTGGTCATTACAAGATTGGTCAGTTATTTATTTTTACCCAAAAGATTTTACATTTATTTGTCCTACTGAAATAGTGGGCATGGATAGTTTGCTCTCTGAAACTCAAGAAGTATTTGGTATCAGTGGGGACAATGAATTTTGTAAACTCGCTTGGAAGCAAGGGCATGATGAATTAAAAAACATCAAACACATGCTATTAGCAGATTGTGGCTTAAAATTATCTAAAGAGTTAGGTATAGTTGATGATGAAGAAGGTGTTTGTTACAGAGCAACTTACATTGTTGACCCAGAAGGTTACATAGCCCATGTATCAGTTAATCGTGACGATACAGGTAGAAATACAAAAGAAGTGCTTAGAACTTTACAAGCACTCAAAGCTGGTGGACTCACAGGTTGTGAGTGGAATCCGGGAGATGATTTCGTAGCATGATTTTATTTACTGCAGATTGGCATATAAAACTAGGACAGAAGAATGTTCCGATGGCTTGGGCGTGTTCGCGTTACAAGTTATTTTTTGACAAAATCTACGAACTAGAGAAGAATGTTAACCTGCATATCATA